AATCATCGTGTCATATACATTAGGATGATTTAGATTATACATCTTGTTCAAGGCTGGGTAATCAAACCCTATACCATTGTGGGCAACTAAGAGGTCGCATTGCTTCAAGTGCTCGATGCCGTCCTCTATGTCGCCCTTCTGTGTGTTGTACCTGTGTATCTGTTGGTCGTGTGTGTCATACAAACAAAGACAGTGTATCGTGTGTAGGTCTGTTAAGTTAGTCCAGTCCTCGATAGCGTTTGTCTCAATGTCAATTACTCCGATTCGCATTGTGTGTGTTTATCTCCCTTTAATATAAGGTCTACTATAGGCAGTAGAACCCCTACTGATGTGTTATTATCCCCACCCACTCGTTCAGCATTAGTGCCTTTGAGGGGTTCTATAATATCTCTTAGGTCTTGCGTGTCAATAAGTATGTAGGTTTTAGCTACACAAAAGCACCAAACATCTGCCTCTGTCTTGTCTATGCCGCTTTTCTTTCCCCGCGACATAAACTCAATAAACAGGTTACCCGTTTGTGTTGCTTTCAAATCGTTCTTAACTTCAATCGTTTTGTTTTCAATAATATCAGCCAAGGCTTTCTCTGCCAGCTGACCTACTTCCAAGTCGTGCTTAAAGTTAGAACAATATTTCATAATCATCAGAAGCCGTGGTCGGCGTTCTCCTCCTCTACGATGTCATTACATTCAGTCAGCCTTCCTGTATTGTTATTGTAGTTAAGCTGACAAGCTACTCCAGTGTCACCACTGAACCTATTTTTCAAAACACGTACGGTTGTACGATTAGCGGCATCCTCACTCTGTTGGTTACGCTCCAAACCACAACATATGTCACTCATCTGTGCGATACCCGCCGAGCCTCGAAGCTGGCTAAGGTGTGTACGTCCCCCGTCTTCATGTCCTGTACCTTGAGGGCGTTTTAGATGACTAACCAATATAAGTCCCACTTTAGTTTCCTCAACTAAAGCTCGAAGCTTGGTCATAATGTTGTCAATCATGCGCCGCTCGTCCCCATCTCCTAGACCCGATACAACAATACTTAGGTGGTCTAGTACAATGTACTCTACCTCCAAAGCTTTACACATGTACCGAATGTGGTTCAGTAGGTTGTCGCTCTCCATTGAACCCCAGTGGTCATACAGAAAGAATCTGCCGCTACCTACCGTATCGTTGTACGCCTGTGTGTAGGCATCATCAACAGCGATAGGTTCAAGATGCAGTAGTTTGTCCATGTGTAGACCGATGATTGAGTTGGCTGTACGTTCTATCGATTCTTCCAACGCTATGTATCCAATCTTTTTGTCTGTGTTCGTTAAGATGTGGTAGGCAATCTCTTTACATACTTGACTCTTACCGATACCAGACCCCGCACAGAACGTGGCTATCTCTCCCTTGCGTAGTCCGTGTGTCTTCTGGTTCAAACCCTCGAACGGGTACGGAACAGTATCAAACACCTTGGTGGTAGTTAGCCGCTCATATAACTCAGTGCCGCATATTATGTCGTCCGGTCGCCAAACCTTAGCGTCCCAGAATGCGGACACCAGCTCTTTTATTCTACCCTGCACCAACATCTCGTTGGGGTCTTTGAGGGGTAGCTTGGCTACTTTTACTTTACCAATGGGTAGTATGTGTGAGCAAGCTTCTACAGCTTCCTGCCCAACTTTATCCATATCAAACATCAGCACAATCTCCTCGAAGGAGTTGAGCCAGTCCATATGCTTCTTGAACATAGCTTTTGCATTCTGTGCGCCCGATGGTAGCGACACAACCGGATACTTATTATCGCCGACTACTTGTGATACTGTAAGACAATCAATCTCACCCTCGGTGATGGTGAGCTTGCGTCCTCCATTGGGAAACATGTGCTGACCATAGAAGTACTGTGGGTTGCCTATGCACTTAAACGTCTTATCTTGAAAGCGTAGCTTCTGGGCTACGACTTGCCGCTCCATGTTATAAAACGTAGCAACGTGGCAAGGCTTTCCGTTATGTTTCGCAATACGGTAGTCATACTTCTTACATACTTGCTCATGTATCTTCCTTGCTGGTAAGTCCACACAAGCTCCCTTGACGAAACCAGATATGGGCATTTTATTTACAATCTCTTTACGCTCTGCGGGTTTGAATAACCCACATGCAAAACATTTTGTAGAGCCGTCTGTGTTAACAGCCAGCGCATCACTAGAGCCGCAATCGGGACACGGCTGATGCGTTTTTACAAAATCCAACTCTTCGGTATTTTCTTGTGACACCACTTAAAACCTTTCTTGTCGCACCATTGTGCGTATGTTGTGTTACTCCTCTTGCTCAGCCTATTATGTGCATTCATAAACACAAAGCGAATGTCTAGGTTAGGATGAGCTTCCCTTACTTTCAAGTGTTTTGTTCTATCCGAACCCGTCCACAGACCCTTGACTTCCAGTATAACCCCGTTGGGCAATATAAAATCTGGCTTGTACTTTTTCTGTAGGACATAAGGTAAGGATAACGTCTCGTAAGAAAAGGCGACACCAGCTCCCTCAAGAGCCAATGCCACCTTCTCCTCGAAACCAGAACGATACATTAGAAGTCTACTGCTTCTTCTGTTGTATCGTCCTCAATCACAGACTCAAAACTTTCACTAGCTGTGAATCCAGATTCTTTGCTGAACCCGTGACCGCCTGCGTCATACTCGACTAGCTCAAGAATCTGAGCCGCTTTCAAACGTAGTGTGTATCCGAATCCTTGCGAAGGTACGAACCAGAAGTATGGCTGTACCGAGAGTCGCATCTTCGAGCCAGAGCCAATGTTTGGTTCATTGGTGATTGGATTCACGTCTGCGTCATACAACGCAATCTTGAAGTCAATCGTCTCGCCCTGCTTGGTGGTAACTCGAGCTACCTGTTTGGCGTTTATCTCGTAATCGCCGTCAGCGTTAATACGAACAGGCTCATTGGCTGTTGGTAGTTTATCCTTACCCTTGGCAATGCAATACTTGTTGTATTCGCGCTCGATGTGTGGCTGTAGCTGAGCTCGGAATGCGTTATAGTCCTCTTCCGATACTGTTAGCTTACAGCTGAACAACCCGTCTGGGTTGAACTTTGTGTCTGGTACTACTAATTTAGGATACTGTGCTGTACCCACTGGTGTTGCTATGGTCGATGCCATGTGTGTTTCTCCTAGTTAATCTTCTCGCACCTTACGAGAAGAAGTATTTACTGTCCAGAACTTCTTTCGGGTCAAAATTCCCATACGCTGGAGGCTCTGGTAACTCAATGTTTTCATCAGCGAGGCGCAACTGTCTTACAAAGTCACGTAGCAAGTCAAGGGAGAAAATTGAAAAAGCTTCGTTTCGTAGAATTTTTCCGAACTTATCGCAGTTGTTTGAGTGTGTACCAAAGCTGTCGTGTATCATACTGAAGTCATAGATACCTTGTTTACTGGCTTCAATAACACTTTTTGTTAACAGGCTGGCATCAAGGCTGTGGACGAAGTTTGGAGATACTCCGTTACGCTGTGAGCGTTTACACAAGCGGTCTGTCTGTCCTCGAAAGTGTACCCAAGTGGCTTTGCCGCTTAATTTTGTGCGTACATCTTGATGTGAGAACTGCTTGTAGTCCTGCAAAACAGGAAAACCAGTTGGTGTAACCCATTCCAATGGTAGATTGTTATCGCTACATATATCGGCAAGCTGTTTTAGATAATCCATACATTGTTTAGGCTTGTCCAAGACCTCCATGATTGAAGACCAGACTAACTGTGAAAGATAACCAGTAACTTGATAACGTACATCCTCTGAAAACGGATTCTGCCTTCGCTCTTTGCGTAAACAATCTTGATACCACTCATCGACATAGGCTCGACATGAGTAAAACGTCCCGCCATACGGAAATACCATGGTTGGTCTTTTAGTTAGCTTTCTATCTATACCAAAGGATAACCATTCTTTAGAGTATAAAACATTATTAATAACATCTTTTTTAAGTTTATCCTTGACCAACTCTGAGATAACCCCGTATATATCTTGAGGTGTTTCTGTGGATGCTACATTAGTATCCCATGCTCCTTTTTCATCGCGCATCAAAAGCGACAAAATCTGTAGCCCATTGTTGGTTGCATCCATTGAGCATGGTGTGCGTGACGATACTTTACCTTCACGTGTAAATTTAGACCATTCAAAGCACCAAGCCAAGAACTGCCAAGGCTTGTCAGCTTCAGTCCAGTCTAAATTTGTAGTAGGATTGTCAGCTACTTTCTGAGCTATCTGTTGGTAGTCATACGCCCACACCTCGCGCTCATCCAATGTTACTTTATCATTTCCAAAACAGTTAGCTCCATGTATTGCTAGCCACTTTGCATCCTCTTTACTTTTTAATTTTTCTTCCCGATAAAACTCCAAAAGGGCGCGGCTTGGGTCGTTACCTTGTACATTTAAAAAGCTGGGTATGTTATAAACCCTGCCTCTAAAATCTGTTTGTGATGGGTAGAAAAATCTACTGTCGATAAACTTTTCCGCTAAATGCAATGTTTTGGCTATTAGTAATCTTCTGGATTTAGTGGACAAATTAAGTGAGTATATCTTTGCCGCCTGTCTACGCCATTCTAAATTAGATTCCTCATTTGTTTTTATATCCTCAGGTAAAGGAGGAAACTCCTCGTCTTTACGATTGGGCATATCACCAACAGCTAAATTATTATCCCAAGCCCACTTCATTGTTTCGTACAAATTACGGTTTATTTGCCAAGGTGTTCGTTGAATTAGGTTGACCGCCTCCATAGGTTCTTCAATAGGACCTTTTACACCCTTTAAAAACTTATCGTTGTTAGTTTTTATAAATGGAATTTGTGGTAGGTATATATTATCGTTGTCGTATCCTCCAGACCATACACTAGTCCAGTCTTTTGGTACTTCTACGGTTGGTAGCCAAAAGGGTTCTAGTAATTCCCTGTCTGAATTATATTCTTCAATCCAATTTAAAAGCTCATCAGTGCCGCTGACATATCGTGTGGGTTTACGTTTGCGTTGCTCTAAAACGTAGATGTATTCTATAATACCGCTGTTGATGCGTATGAGTTCTACCATGTTCAAACCCATGTTTAGCTTGTCTCTTTTAGACCACTTCTCCCATTCAGGCTTACCTCGTTTATCTGTTTCGTGACGCATAGACCCACGAACATGGCGTACTTTAGCTGTCATTCCTCTACGTCGTTTAGCTCCTAAAAGAATACCTAAGGCTTTCTCGGAGTTAGTTTCACATAGAAATCTACATCTTAACTCATCTTCAATTCGAGCCCCTAAAAACATAGCTACATGTGAAAGAGGTCTTCGTTTTGATATGCTATCTAAAACAGACTTGACTGATATGTATGCGATTACCTTTGCATCTAAATCGGCGGTGTCAATTTGATACCTAGCTTTACGGTCATAACCAGCAACTGTATCTTTCCATTCCTGAATAGCAACGGATAGGTCAGGCAGTACGGTACGCATTAGCCTTTGACCGTGTTTACTTTCTAATTCAGAATCTCTTTCTCTAGCAGATTCAAGTCTTGAGCGGTATCGACCCTGACCGAGTGAAAGCATATCTTGGTTAAGTTGTTCTTGATTTTGTTTAGCCATAGCTTTACTAAACATATACAGGATATATTTTCAAATAAAAATTTACAAAACTTTGGGTATGATAGTACCAGCTACTAATAGAGTTGTGCGCGGCGATACGCGCCGACTTTCTCTATAGGAGTGGTGCGCGGCGATACGCGCTGACTTTTTCTATTAGAGTGGTGTGCGGCGATACGCACTTGCATCTGCGGAGAAGCAACTCTATAAAAAAAAACGACACGGGCGTTAGCCCGCATCGTTAGTCTAACTTGTAGCCATAAGGTAAACTAAGTATATTATTTCAATATACGTGATTACAAGAACTACGATTGTTAGTTTATTCGCATGTTACCTCCTAATGTAGAGCGTAGTCTACGTTTTTGATGTTGCGTTGCCAGCAAGCACGACACTTGTTGCACTTACCTCGATAACTTGGTGCTGGACATTGCCAGCCGAAGTTGGCGTTTACTGACGAAGTCAG